CTGCCGCTCTGCCAGAAGGCCGAGTTGGTGCAGACGGTGAACTCGGTGCCGTAGCGCACCCGCGAGCGCGCCATCGTCTTCTGCGTCCAGGTCGTCGTCTGATAGGTGTAGGCGGCGATTGACGTCGAGCCGGTCGCCGGCCCAATGCTGGCGCCGGTAGCGATGTCGTAGGCGGGAAACAGCACACCGTTGATCACCGTCGCCAGCGGGTCTAGCGGGTTGAACAGCTGCAGCGCTGCGTCGGCGGCCCCGTCGTCGGGGAAGCGCACCCCTTCCGCCACGTTGCACGACGACAGCAGATTGGCGAGATCGGACGTGGCGCCGGTGAGGAAGAAATCGGCGGCTGAAGAAGCGGCGGTCGACGGGATGCCGTCTTTGGCCTCGATCACGGCGAGGCGCTGCAGGATCTGCCCGGTCAATGCCGCGGTCGAGGGCGCCTGCAAGCTGTTCGACAGCCGGGCGATCGACGACGACAGCGACGTCAGTTCGGGCGCTGCGACGCCTTCCCACGCTTCGAGCGCCGCGGTTCGCGACGCGACGTCCTGGAGATTGGGCGCTTGCGCCGAGGCGATGTTGGCGACCGAGGCGACGCCGGTCGGCGACAGCGTCACCGTGGCGACAGCGAGCAGCGTCGAGCTGATCGACGGCGGCGACGGATTCGGGCTTTCGGCGCCGACGACATAGCTCATATTGGCGAGCCGCACATGGTCGAGCGCCACCGATTGCGGCTGATAGACCGGATTGGTCGGTGTCGACAGCGTCGGCGAGAGGAAATTGACCGCCGAGACGTTAGTGTCCTCTTCGACCCCGTTGAGGCAGATCAGCACGATCTTCTGCGACGCGACCGGCAGGATCGAGGTGAAGTCGTAAGGCGTCGCGGTGGATAGCGCGTAGACTTTGCCGCTGATGTAGAGGCGGCCGCTGGCGACCGACACTTGCGCTGGGCCGGTCTTGGCGCCGACGAAGCCGGTATAAGCCATCGCCGGGATGAGCGTGTCCTGCACGACGTCGTCGAGGCTGGTCTCGGCGTCAGCCTGGATCGCATTGAGATCGGCCGGCGAGACCTGCTGATAATTGGCGAAGTTGCGCTTGGTTTCCATCTTGGATCACCTTGGGTTTTGCTCGGCGTCTCGAGCGAACTAAGCGACTTTTTGCAGATCGCCGAAGTCGAACTGGCCGAAGCGATAGCCGGAATTGAAATCGATCGGCTGATAGAGTTTCGTCGACACCAGAACCGTGTCGCGCTGCGCCTGGGCGACCCGCAGCGCCGCCAGCGCGTCCCAAAACGGCGACAGGTCTGGCTCTATAATTGTGGCGAGGCCGAGCGGCCCCGGGAACGGCCACGCCGGGCCGGCAAGCCTGACGTCGAGCGTCAGCTCTGCGGTGTAAGGCGCGCAGCCGAAGCTCGACCAACCCCAGAACGACACCGCCGCGCCGGGATCCTTGATCCGCGTGAGATCGAATAGCGTCAGGCTTGAATAGAGATGCGCGGCGGCGTCGCTCGGATAGAGCGTCGAGAGATAGCCGAGCGTCATGTGGTAGGCGAAGGCCATGTCGACCGGGCCGGCGACGTTGTCGGCGGTCGGAACCGGCCGCACGGTCGACGGCGTTAATCCGGTGGGCACGGCAAAGCTCAGCGCCGAGGAGTCCGGCGTGATCAGGATGACGCTCGTCTCGGCGTCGTCGGCGAACAAAGCCCCGGTTTCGAGCGCCGCGCCGGAAAAATAGCGCGCGACGCTGCAGGCCGTCGAAACCGCAATCTGCGTCGAAGCGCTGGCGAGACCGTCGATATTGTCGACGCGGCAGCGGATCGAGGTCGCGCCGTCGACATAGACCGCGCGCTCGGCCCACCGCTCGGCGGCGTCCGACGGCGCGGCGACGAAATCGTAGCCGAGAGCGCAGGCGCCGAGAAAGGCCATGCCGAGCTCGACCGCGAAGGTCGGCGCGGCCGGGAAGATGTGGATCTGCGGCATTGCCGCTTCGATCGCCGCGCGTTCGGCGGCGCTCCACGGCTCGACGGCGAACACCTTGTCGCGCGGCCGGACCGCCTTGACGATTCGTCCGCCTTCGAGGCCGGCGTAGGCGGCGAGGCCTTTGAGCTTCGTCTTGTTGCGCTTCAGCGCCCAGATGTCGGCGATCGTCGCGCGCTTGAACGCCTCGCTCCAGTCGTCATGCCAGATTTCCAGGCCGAGGCCGGCGGCGAGATAGGGCAGCAGATCGAGCGGACAGGTCGCCGGGTTCCAGACGCTCTTGACCAGGTCGACTGGCAGCGGCCAACGCGAAGCGTCGGCGAGCGACTGCGCCCGCTCGAACGGCGTCGCGTTCGATGGCAGCAGGCTCGCTTCAGGCATTGGTCACCGTGACCACAATCGACGTGCAATAAGGCGTCTCGTCGCCAGCGCAGACCACGTCGGCGGCGGGCTGATCGAGGATGAACTTGGTCATCGGCGCGACGCGGCCGGCGGCAATCAAAGCGTCGGTCGGCACCGCATTGCCGATCAGTTGCAGGGACGTCGTCGCGGCGGCGAGATTGGCGAGCGAAGCCGCTTGGACGGCGGAGAGCGACGGGCCGATCGGCACAATCGCCCGCGCGACGATCGCGTAAGCGCGCGGCGTCGCCGAGCGCACCTGCGGAATGTCGGTCAACTGACTGCCGGTTGCCGGATCGGCGCTCCAATCGTCGTTAAGCGCCGCCGCCACCGCCTGCACCGAGGCGGAAGAAACCGAGCCATCGGCGTTGATATTGCCCTGTAGGATCACGTTGACCACGCCGCCCGGCGCGGTGATCAGCCCGACGCGTCGCACTTCCGACGAAGCGCGCAGCGCGACACTGGCGTAGCCGCCGCCGGTCAGACCTGGCGCGGTTCCCTCGAGCGCGATCTGAGCGCGGGCGCGGAAGGAGTCGTCGCTTTCCATCACCGCCGCCGTCGGCGGCGTGGTCGTCGGATCGGGCGCGGTGATCGTCAGGCGACGAACGCCGAGCAGCGCGTAGAGGACGTCCTGATCGGCGCGCTGGGCGTAGAGGATCATCACGGCTTTGGCGGCGGCGTTGATTGCGGCGAGGTTCAGCACCTCACGATAGGCGCCTTCCTCCTGCAGGATGACGGCGGGATCGGTTTCAAGCGCGGCGACGTCGAAGGCGACGCCGGCGGCGGCGAGTCGCGCAGCGAGATCAGCGACGCGCGCCGATTTGATCGCGGCGTAGTCGACCGGCTGGATAACCGCCGGCGGTGGCAGCAGCGACAGCGCCAGGGTCGCGTCAGGGAAGCGGTCGGACACCGTCAACCTCGCGAGTTCGAGCGGCGGAGCGCCGTCACAGGATCACCGAAACAGTGGCGGCGACGGTGAAGTCGCCTTCGAGGGCGTTCGGCATATACTGGCCGAGAATGGTCACGCCAAAGCGCCCCTGCTGAAGCTGAGACGCACTGTTCTGCGCCTTGGGATAGTCGAGCGAGATCACCTTGAATCGCGGCTCCCACAACTCGACGGCTATGACGATCGCCATATAGAAGCGCAGCAGCCGGTCCGGCGTCAGTGGTTGGCCGAGCAGCTTAGGAACCGCAGAGCCGAAGGTGCGACGCATCAGGCGCGAAGTAAGCCGCGTCGTGAAGATGACGCCGAGGCTCTGCTCGACGTGAGCGAAGCCAGCGAGCGGTTGGCCGGTGAAGCGATTGAGACCTGCGGTCATTGCGGCGGCCCGGTGAGTGCCGAGCCAGACATGACTTCGGTGTGCTTGTGATCGGAACCGATGTCGTGACTGTTGTGGCTGACCTCGCCGCCGGTTATGGCGACTCCCGAACCGGAGACGACCATCGTCACGCCCCCCGATTTCAAGGTGATCGAGCCGTCGACGATTGCGACGCTGGAGCCGCCGACCGCGATTGTGCGCGACGAAGTGGTCCGGGTGTCCGTGGTCGTTCCGCGCACGTCGACGTCGGCGGCCGGGTCGGTCGAGGGCGAAGGGTTCTGATCGTACCAGCCGTGCGGCACGCCGAGACCTTGGGTGAAGTCGGGCGAGCCGTCGGGGTTCACCAGCAGATATTGCTCGCCGACGCTCGGCGGCGAATGCGACTTGCGGGCGCCGGCGATCTGCGAATAGGGCGCCCACGGTGACTTGACTGTTTGACCTTGATCGTCGAGGCCGATCTCCTGGCGGTAAAGCCCTTTCGTCGCGTCGACGTCGGTGACCTTGCCTTTACGGAACATCCGCTCGATGCGCGCCTCGAGATCGGCGTGGCGAGAAAACAGCTCGCCAAGCGCCTCATGAATTTCCAGCAGGGTGCGATCGGCGCTCACGTCACAGCCCCGGTAGCGGGGTAATCGGTTCAGTCACAGTCTCTTGCGTCGGCGCATTGTCGCCGGTGTCGACCGCCGGCGTCGAATTGTCGCCCGGCCCGAGGTCGATCATCTGCATCGCATAGCGGCTGAGGCCGAGGAAGATGCGGTCGACTTCGGTCTGCGACAGGCCGGCGGGCGCAGCGATCTCAGCGGCGATCCATGGCGCGAGCGCAGCGATATTGGAGACCCCTGGCGTGGCGTCCGCCTGCATCGCCGTCAGCAATTCCGACCAGACCCCAGTCAGTGCGGCGCCGGGGATGGGCTCCTGTAGCGTCTCGCAGACCATGCGAATCTCGCGCGCCGGGGCCTTCACCTTGGCGGTCTCGACCAGATAGGACGACGAAACGACCCTCTCGATCGTCTGGATGAAACGGCCGAACAGATCGGACCAAACATCGGCCTTGACCGCCAGCGCCCGCGCGATCATGCGCTCGATCAGGTCGAGCGCCGTCTCCGACCCTTCGCCACGCGTGTCGAGCGTGACCGTCTGTGGCGCGCCATGCGCATCGGTGTAGGAAAACACCATCTGCTGCGGCAGGAACACCTGCAAATCAAGGTTGAGCCGGGGCTCGCCGGCAAAGAAGGCGCCGCCGTCGAGTTTGTTATCACCCTGGCCGGTGTAAACGGCGACCAGCGCCGCGGCGGGATTTGCCTCGAGGCTGTCGATTGGATCGACCGGCGAATCGACGACGATGAAAGCGGCGGGCAGCGCGGCGCGCAACACGCGCACCGCAGCAATGCGCGCGGCGAAAGCGACGAGGCTCATGGCTCTATCCTCGCTCGCTCACGTCAAGTCTTGACCAGCGTCAGGATGGTGCGATCGCCACCGAAGCGGTAGACGCCCGAGACGCGAAGCCGCGCCTCGTCCGGATTGTCGATGCGGGTCAGGATGAAGCCGGCGGCGGCTGTAAACGGCAGCGCCGAGGTCGTAAACTTCGCTGTGTGGGTGACGCCGATCAGTTCGACCGCATGGCCGGATCCGGCGTCGCCTGAGGCGCCTATGGCCGCGCTAGTCTCGGTCACGACGGCCAAGACCTCGGACGGCTCGCCGATGGGAGAACCGACGATGTAGCCGCCAGCCTGCATCGGCTGAATCGACACCCGTTCGGCCGCATGGCGGTCGACGGCGCGATGCAGCTTGCGCAGGCTAGCGGGCCGCATGCCTAGATTTCCGTGCCGGCGCCGTTGTTGCCCGAGACCAACGCGTCGGGCTTGACGCAGACGTGCAGCGGATAGCTGTACTGCTCGACGTCGGCCCACGAGTCTCGGTCGCGGTCGGGCACGATCCAGGAATAGTTCTCCTGACCGGGTGTATTGACGAATTCGAACCGCTCGGCCGGGGCCTGCGCCACTTGGAAGATGTCGGCGCCGGCGGGGAAGAAGCGGCAGCCGTTGGTTGGAATGGCGACGGTCGAATTGTCGTCAGTGCCGCGATAGTTGTGCCACATGATGTTGGCGAACAGGAAGTCTTCCCATGCTCCTCCGACCTGGTTCTGCAGCATCAGCGCCGCCTGCGCCTGATAGGTCTTGCGCACCTCGGACGAAGCAATGAAATCGTCCCAGAAGCCGTCGCCGCACAGCGCATGCACCTTGACGTTGGCGCCGCCGAGGCCACGCAAGGCGCGGATCATCTGGCGCTTGAGCGCATTGGCCTGCTTGCGGATTGTCCCGTCGACTCCGGTCGAGCCGAAGTTGAAAGAGACCGCCGCCGCCGGCGCGACGCCGAATTCGTCGAACCAGTTGTAGATGACCGAATTGTCGGCATCGACGACGATACCTTGAATGCAGCCGAGGCGCATGTGCTCCTTGGTCAGATTGAAGTCGGACTTCATCTTCATCTGGCGCCGGCCGATTTCGAGCTGCAGATCCTTGACCGCCGCTTCCTCGCCGAAAGCGCGCACGCCCTGAAGTTCACTCGCCCAGACGCGCGAAGCGTCGGCGACGCGGGTCGAATTGAAGGCGAGCGCCTTGCGCTCGTCGCCGCCCTTCTGCGCCGGCGGCGCGCCGCGCGGGCTGGTCTGAATCAGCGCTGCGCCGAAGTCGCGCTTCTCGATCCACACCTTGTCGGTGCGCACCGGCTTGGCGACGAACAGGCCTTGGATGGTGTCGAGGAACTGTGGCACGTAGGCATAGGTGTCGACGGCGGCGGTGAGTGAGCGCGCGGTGAAGGCGTCGCCCAGGAAGACGTCCATGATGGGCATTGTTGGGGTCCTTGTTCGAGGTTGGGCGACGGCCCTCATCCGGCGTCGCTAAGCGGCGACCCCCGGGGTCAACCCCGGGGGGATTTCGTCAGCGGAACTTGACCAGGTTGGCGGCGAGGTCGGCCTGCGCTGCGGCGATCTGCGCCGCAGACGGCGAACCGCCGAAGGTCAGGTCGGCGAGCCGCACGGCGGCATGCGCGTTGATGACGGTGATTTGGGCCGTCTGGCCAACACCGGTCTTGCAGCTGTAGCCGGCGATCGCCTTCGCCGTGTTACCACCCGCCCATGCGACGTAGGCGCCGAAGGTGACGGTCACGTCAAATTCGTCGCCGACCGCGAAATCGGGCGCGCCGTCGGCGATTGTGAAGGCGATCTGATTGGAGAAGGCGCCCCCGACCGTCGCGTTGGCGACGAAGACGCCCTCCGGGTCGGTCACGGCGAAAACGCCGCCGTTCGTGGGAACCGCCGCGACGACCGTCACGTCGAATTCGTCGGCGAGAGCAAAATCAGCCCCGCTGGCGCTGATGGTGAAATTCGGGCCGTGTGGCGAATTGTAGGCGACGCCGACGGTGGCGACGCCGTTGAGCGCGCCGCTCGGATCGAACACAGCGAACTCGCCAGCGCCAGCCGCCGCAACTTCGCAAACGGCGAGCCATTTGCCGACTGCCGCGTCGGCGTCTGAGGTCAGCGAACCGAGCGAGCCGGCGCCGACCATGCCGGCCTTCTTCGCTGAGGTCGCCGAGGTCGCGCCGCCAATGCAGACGGCCTTGTAAACGCCTTCCTGCGCGCCGACGACATTGGCGGGGTTGGCGAGCGTCATCAGGCCGCCGCCGGTATTGTCGCCGGTCTTGGCCGCTTTGGTCACCGTGGTCGGCGTCGTCGTCAGCACCTGTCCGACGACGATCGTCTGGCTCGGCGCGAGCGTGACATCGTCGCGCGACAGATAACCGTCGCCGTCCGAATCTTCGGAGACGAGGAAGGAAAACGGATGCATCGCTTCGGAAAGAGTGATGCCCTGCGGGGTTCCCATGGTTGGCGTCCTTGTTTGGCGAGGGAAAGGGGTTAGGCCGCGCTTCAGCGGCCGGTCTTCTGGCTCTTGGCGAGCTCAGCGTTGAGCGTGGCGGCGATTGACGACCATGCGACGGCGCCCTTCTGCGCCGGGGCGCGGTCGAGGTCGCTCTTGGGCCCGGCCGACGCCGAGCCGCGCTCGCCGGTGTCGACGCTGGCGGCGCCGACGTTGATAGTCTCTTCGGCACGTGCGGCGATCGACGGCGGGGCGGTGACCTCGAGCGTCGAGGCGACGGACGAAGCACTGAGCGTCGCGCGGGCGTCGTCGGCGGAGACGTTGGTCTTGAAGGCGAGATGACGCGCCAGGCTCTCGCGGCCTGTGGCCTCGGTGCAATCGAGAATAGCGGCAATGCGCGCCTGCGCCGCCTCGGCGGCCTGACTCGCCGCGGTGCGCGCCTGGTCGGCGGCGGCCGTGGCGGCTGTGGTCTGCGCCTGCTGCGCGCCGGCGGTCTGGCCTTCGGCGCGCGCGCGATCGATGTCTTCCTGGGTAAACATGGAGGCTTTCCTTGAGTTTGCGCCGCGCGATTTGCCGGCGGACGACAGGGAACCGAGGAGATCGGCGAAGCCGCCGATTTCGTCGACCAAACCAGCGGCTTTCGCCGCCTGGCCGATGAAGGTGCGCGCCTCGGTGGCGCGCGCGGCCTTCGCCGACAGACGGCGTCCACGTCCCTCGGCGACGGTGTTGAGAAACATCTCGTAGAAGTTGTCGACTTCCGCCTGCAGGTCGCCGCGCACTTCGGCGCTGAGCGGCGCGTAGGGGTTGCCGTCGACCTTGTGCGCCCCGGCGTGGATGAAGGTCGGCGTGACGCCGGCGCGATCAACCATGCGCGAATAGTCGGCGTGCATCAGAACAACGCCGATCGAGCCCGACAGACCGGTCTCGGTCGACATGATTGCTTTGGCGCCCGATGCGATGGCGTAGGCGGCGGAGGCCGCCATACCGTTGACCAGTGCGAACACCGGCTTGACGGAATTGGCCTTGCGCACGATCGCCGCCGTCTCGAAGGCGCCGACCGCTTCGCCACCCGGCGATTCGATATCGAGCAGGATCGAGCGGACTTTGTCGTCGCGCGCCGCACTCTCAATCTGGAAAGCGATGCCCTCGTAACTGGTGAGACCGGACGAGGCCCCGACCCATGCGCCGCGATTGACCAGCGAGCCGGTGATGGTGACGATCGCCACGCCGTTGGGCGTGCGGCGATAAGGCAGACTCTTGACCCGCTTGCCGGCGTCGTCGACCTCAAAAGGATCTCCGACGAAGCGCGACGCGGCGGGCGCAGCCGCCTCGAGTGCGGCGACGGCAGCCGAATCGCGCGGGCCGAAATCGCTCGCCGCGGCGTCGACGCCGATACGGCCGGCGAGAACCTCAGTGAGAACCGCGAGCTTCTCGGGCAACAGCAGTAGCGGCCGGTTGAGCACACGGTCGGCGAGGCGCAACAGGATCGTCATCTCAGCCCCGCGGATCGGTAGGATCATAGCCCACGCGTCCGAAGGCGCGTCGATAGCCGAGGCGGATTGGAAAGCGGCGGTTCGGATCGCGCGCCCCGGTCGTCTTGGCGCATTCGGATTGCGCCGACATCATTTCGATGCGCAGCTTTTCGATGTCGACCGGCAGGAAGCGGACAAGGTCTTCGGCGTCGCGCGAGCGCGTGCGGATCTCGATCTCGCGCTCGCCGGCCAGCGCGGCGTAATAGGCTGATGTCAACGCGCTGGCGCGCTGACACGGGTCAGTCCAATCGATCGGCGCGTCGACGCCGAGGCGGACGCATTCGGTCATTTACCCGCCCCGCCCTTGTTCTTGTCCTTGCCGTCATCGCGATTCTCGCCGCGGTCGCGGTCGCCCGCGAGTTCGGCGTCGTCTTGTTTGTCGACGTCGACGACGGTCGAGCCGGAGACGACGTTCTCGGGCAGACCGAGGCGCTCGCGCGCCGCTTTCTCACGGGCTCGCTGCTCGTAGACGTCCTCCCAGTCGAAGCCCATTTCGGCGCAGATATGCTCGTCGGAAACGACCCCGAGTTCCTTATGGATTTTGTTTGCAGCGGCGAATTTGAGATCGTCGGCCTGTGGCTTGGCCGGCCCACGCCAATCGGCGCGGCAGGCGGCGGTGCGATTGGCGATGAACGCCGCGATTCCACCGGGAAACGGCGTCAGGCCGCGCTCGATATCCTCTTCCAGCCAGCACTCATAAGCTGTTTGGTAGAACGGCGCGGCGAGATGTTTGCGCCGCCATAGTTGAATCGGCCAGTTGGTCGTCGTCGACATGCGGATCGACGAATAGGTCGCGCCGTTGTAGTCGCCGGTCATGTCCTCGGTGGTGAAGCCGGCGGCGGCGGCGATCTCACGCAGCAGGAAGCGGGCGAAGGGCTCGAAATTGCTGTTGGGCGTCTCGCTGCGATTGAAGTCGAGCTTTTCGCCGGGGAAGAGATGGGCGAGCTTGCCCATGCCGCCGAGGTCGATCTTGGTTTTGTCGTACCAGCCGGCGCGCGCGTCCATCCAGGCGTCGAAGTCGCCGCCGTCGCCGCCCTTGCCGTCCTGATCCTCGAAGGCGCCGAGAATGTCGGCGGTCGGCGACGGCGACGTGACGGTCGCCGAGAAGATCGCCTGCAACAGCGCCGCGGTCAGCGTGGCGTTGCTGAGCTGGTCGTATTGCCGCAGCACCTGCAGCACGGGGGCGAAGATCGAGATGCCGCGCATCTGGCCGACGTCGCCGTCGAAACAATGGTGCAGCACGGGGCGGTTGCCGGAATCGCGCGCCGCGACTTCGAAGATTTCGCCGGTCTCCATGATCGGCGTCGTCAGGCGCAAGCGATACGAGCGCGGCAAGCCATTCTTGTCGATGCGCACGCCTTGAAACAGGTCGTAGCCGTTCGATTCCTGCGTTAGGCGATGGGCCGGCACGAGATGGATCTTGGTCGAGGTCGCCGATTGGCTGCGCGGCAGCCAGCGCATCCATTGCAGATATTCACCGGTGGCGAACGATGTGCGTAACGACGCTTTGCATTGCTTATGGATGTCGGACTTGCCGGCGGCGTCACATTCGAGTGGCGTCGACGCCCACAGTTCGAAACGCCGCTCGGCCTTGCGCGCCCAATCGGCGGCCGATGGTTGGGACCAGCCGAGCGCATCGGCGTCAGGTTTGGCGGCGAGCCGCAAGCCGTCGCCCATGATCGAGGCGCAGCCCTTGTTGACGACGCCGGCGATCCATCCGGAATTGTGCACCATGTCGATGGTGCGGGCCGCGGCGCGCCAATAGGCGGCGCGGACGTCCTCGCGCGGGTCGCGCAGGATCGGATACCAGTTCTGAAAGACCGGCGACCACTCGTTGCGCATATAGGCCGCGCCAGGTTGTCCGCGCGCCGGCGCTGGCGCGCCAAACATCCCGGTCAGCCCGCGCAAACCGCGGCCGATCAGCGCCGGCAACCCGGCTTTCTGCGCTTGGGCGCTCATGATCGGTTGAACCGCTCCGCGATGTCGGAAAAACGCTTACGTGTTGGCGAGGCCGCTGCAGGCGCTGGCGGCTCGGTGGGGATGGGCGCCGCCGGCGACGGCGGCGGCTCTTCACTGGTCTCGGCGGCCGGCTGCTCCGGCGCGAACAGATCGATCTGCGCGTCGGCGATGGCGTGGCGATCAGCAAGAATCTCGGTCCACCGCGCCGGCGAGAAGCGATCGACGCCGAGGCCGTTGGGATGGGCGCCGAACGCGCCGGCCCGCGCATAGACCGCGAGGTCGAGCGCTTCGTTGCGCGGCCGAATCTTCTTCCACTCCTTGACCACCATGCCGTCGCGCCGCTCGCGCGGGACCAACACTTCGGCAGTCATCTGCTCGAGATAGGCCTCGTCGGCGATGTCCTTGGTCAACCGCAGGCCGCCGATCAACGGCTTGTCGCTTTCGATGCACTTGAGCGCATGTGACAGCCACAGCTTCAGTTCATAGGTGCCGACGAAATAGATCGGCACGCGAAACAGCAGCCGGCCGAGGGCGTTCTTGACCTCGAAACGGCGCGGCGTCGACAGCGGCAAGGAAGTGCGGTCAGACGAGCCTTTAATGCCGCGCCAGCGCGCCTTCTTGTGAACGAAGCGATAGGCGTGCTGCGTGAAGTGCCCACCGGTGTCGAGAATGGCGACATCGGCGACGAATTCTTTGCCGCCGGCGTGAGGCCAGGGACGCTTCGACAAGGCGTCGAGTTCGTCCCATGGCTTGTCTTCATGCAGGTCGCCGGCAATCTCGCCCGCCGCAATCAGCGTCTGTTCGACCGCCGCGCCACCTGAAGCCGGGCCAAACCCCCACAACGCCCACTCGAAACGATCGTCCTGGGTGTCGACCGACAGCGCCAGGCGGCCTACCCATTTTGGAACGACGTTGCGCTGATAGTCCTCGATCCTGACCGCGATGCGCGCCGGATCGAGATCGGAACCGATCTCTTCGTAGCTCTCGCCGAGCCAGAGATTGACGAAGCCCTTTTCTTTGAGGGGATCGTCGCGGCTGTCGAGGTATTTGCCCCAGACCTCATCCCAGCTCGTGAGCAGCGACGAAAGGGAGTCGAAAGAATAGCTCGGCTGACGACCTGGTCCCGAATGGGTCGGCTTCCACTGGCCGCCCAACACCATGTCGCGCTGCTGCCAGGATTCGATTTGAGCGCCGCAGCACTGCGCCATGTAATGCGCGTTGAACGGGCGATGTGGCTCGCCGCGCAACTGCAAAAACTCGAACGTGATCTCCGCCTCGCAATGCGGGCAGCGGACGAACCATTTGCGTTGATCCCCTGCCGCGTAGTCGACGTCGATGCGCGACGAGCCTTTGTTGGTCGGCGTCGAGATAATGAGAGTTTTATGTGTACCGGAGCGCGTGAACGCGAGCTGGCGCGCATCGCACATTTCCATCGGGTCGCCCTGCCCGTCGAGATCGGCAGGCCAGCGATCGACTTCGTCGCGCAGCATGAAGCGGATGGTCTTGGCGGAAAGATCGGTCGCTGAATTGGCGCCCGTCAGCACCAAGCGACCGCCTGGGAATTTCTTTTCAAGTGTCTTCGAGCCGTCGGCGTCGCGCGACCTCTGCTCACGGACCTTGTTGGCGATGACACGTATCGACTTGATGAGCGGGTCGAGGCGTTCCGAGTTGAAATCCTTGGCCGCCGTGAGCGACGGCTGCACAATCATCATGTCGTCGGGCGACGTGTCGATGAGGCACATCAGCCAGATGAGGCCGAGGGTCGAAAACCCCGATTGCCCAGACTTCTTGACCGCAATCCGTGTCCAGGGCGAATCGACCCGGAGCATTTCGAGCGGTTCAACGATATGCGGCGTCAGCGACAGATCGAGTGGTTGCCCCTTCCGCGGGCCGAGCGGCACGATGAAGTTATCGCGGCCCCAGTCGGCCGGTGAAACAATCGGCGCCGGTCGTATGCCGAGTGCGAAGGCGGCGAGCAGCACGCCGCATTCTTCACTCGGGATCGGCGGGGCCGCTGTCGTCATCGGGTTCCTGCGCCGCGCTCGCCGTCAGCGTGTCGGCAAGCTGAGCACAGAGTTCATTCGCCTTGGCGCGCAGCCACGCGGTAAGCCCGGGCATACCGCCGGAGCGGGCGACGCCGTTAATCTCTTCAGCCCACGCCGTCATCGTCTGAAACTGCCGCCCGACCGCGCGTCCAGCCGTTTCGAAAGCATCGAGTTGCGCCTGGCGCGGAACCAGTTCGCCGCGCTCGCGCGCCAAACGCAGGCGCAGCAGATCGGCTTGCAGTTCTTCCTTGGCCGTCTTGGCGCCGACCAAGGTCGGCAGCTTAGCCGCGGCGGCCGACGCCGGCGCCGGATCCGCATCCTCGGGCTCGATCGACAGTTCACGGTCGAGCTCGGCCGACAGCTCGGCGACAACCGCGTCGTCGATGCGCGCGCGCGACAGCCGAAACGCTGTCGCCGCCTCTTCCGGCTTGACAAATTTCAGACCGCCAAACGCCGCCGATACAGACGCCCCGGTCGCGTCATAGACAGGGATGCGCCCCGCCTTGACCGCCTTGGAGACCGCTTGTTTCGAGACCCCGACCTGTTTGGCGAACGCGCTCTGCGAGATCATGCGGTCAATCCGTGGCGTCAACCTCCAAAGGGGCGACCGTCAACCCGTCAACCGGGTCAACCCTATCTTTTTCAACCCAAACTAGCGTTTTATCGGGGGTCCGTTCCGCGTTCGCAGGTGCGAGATGCGGAAGGTACCTTGGATGGTCCGGGCCGTCAGGCGGCGAGGAGAGACCCTAGGCGACTGACGATGTGCGTCGCGGCGACGACCGCCATATCCTCGAAGGCTTTGGCCGTCGGGCCCTTCACCATTTCAGTTGGGATGAATAGGCCGGAGCGCTCCTGCACGATCATACTCTTGTGCTTCTTGAACCCGTCGCGCCTTTCATTCCAGCGTGTAGACGGCGTCGCGCGGATATAGACTTGGCCGTTGAGCTCCTTGACCATGAACCGCGCGCCGGGGCGACCGGACGTGAGAAACGCCCCGGGGAATGATGTGGGTCTCCCCCAAGGGGTCGCCGTGACCCCGCCGCCGCCTTCGGCGGCGTGAAAATACTTCAAGCGCACATTGCCGCCACGCGAGACGATGGTGAATTGCAGCCGTCTGGGTGCAGCGTCGATCGTCTGTTGGGCGCGGTTCATCGTGGCTTCTGGCAGGCCGGTCTGCACGGTCTCGGCTTCCACGGTCGCCGCGCGGATCGCCTCGCCTTCAGCGTTGAGAATGTCCGCCAACAGGACGGGGCCTTCCTCAGCGAGTGCCGAGAGCCGCTTGGCGAAATCCGACAGCGCGCGATCTTGGACGACGGCGATGATTTGCACCGGCGCGCTCGCTTGTTTTGAGGATTTCGCCATTGCGGTGGCAGGATGGGGTTGCATTTTTGCAACACCCGCCCCGCAGATTGCGCTCAATAGGGAGCGACTCGCGTTGGGCGAATCGTATAAATCAAACGAGGCCGACCTGACAAGCGTCGAATGTGACCGGCGCACTGCCTCCGAACAGGTGCAGATCGACGGTCACCCTCATCTCACCCGGCAAAGCCTCAACGATTCCGCGCATGTCCGCGAATGGTCCATCGGTCACAAGAACCTGTGCACCGGGGCGTAGACGCGTCTGCGTCGCCCAACTGTCCCACCAGCGTCCCGCGACTTCGAGCCTGTTGATGTTGGCGATGATTCGCGGCGCGATGAAGTGAGGCCCCTTGGTATCGCTGATCACGGTGCCAACACGTTCGCCCCAATGGTCATAGATCTCTCGACCGATCTCGCGGCCTGGAATGCAGCCGACGAACAAATAGGGCGAGAACACGACAAACGGCCGCATGCGGCGCTGGCGGTGGGTTGATCCCTTGACCCGCGCGCGCAAGGCCAACTTGCGACCGAGTGGGCAATAGGGCCGAAACCCTTCGTCGGCCAGATCGCGAGCGATGCGCCGCTCCGTTCCTGGCATCACGCGGGCGACCACCCAGCGCAAGCCATCTGTTTCGATCTGCTTCGGCTCGACGATTTCATCAGGGACGGACGCCAGCGGTTCCGCACGCCGCGTCCGCTCGCCTAAAAACTGAACGATCTCACGGTGGTCGGATGCCGACAACCCAGCGAGATATTCATCGATCCTTTCAAGCGCGACCGACACACGCGGCTTGATTTGCACAACACGAAATGTCCCGCCGTTCGCCCCACTGCGTGTTTTCATATCGAAGCCCCCTATCGACCGCCCAACGCACTGAAACGACGCTCACTCGAACGGAATGTCGTCGTCTGGCGGCCCGGTAGCGGCTTCAGGGGGAACGGCTTGCGGGTTGATGCGCGACGCCAGCGTCTTCCAGGCGTCGGCGCCGACTCGCGAAGCAGGCGCAGTCGGTTCTGTTGGAGGCGGCGGCGCAGTGCCCAAGTCCGGTGGGAACAACGTCGCTCGCCAGCTGACCTGGCAGCGATGTTCGTCCGACCACGCCCAGTAGCCTTTCTTGCCGGCGCGCTGGTCGCTTGCTTCCCAGCGGTCGCCGGCTGGCGTGCCCTTGCGCACCGGCACAAGCGGCGCTTTCAGGCCCGCCTTTTCGGCCTTCGCCTGCCGCACTTCGGCCAGCCGATCGAAATCGCGATCAGCAATCCAGCGCCAAGCTTCCTTCGGGAAGGTCTTTTTCGCCGCCTTGATCTCGGCCGCGTAATGCGCCGCTTCGCGGATCGCGACGTCGCGATCGCCGAGATTGAGCCGGCCGAGTTCCTGCTCGCCGCGCGCCAGGTCCATCGCCGCGACGCCGGGATAGTTGGCGGCGAAGCGCTTCCAGTCTTCCTTGAGCCTTTTCTGAAATTCGATAATCTTCTCTCTCTCGCCTTCGCGAGCGCTCGCGCTCGCGTTTAAGAGAGATTCTTTAAGATTCGTATATAATGGTGTGGTGTCGCATTTGGCGGGACCTGATGCGCTGTTTGGCGGGACCTGATGCGCTGTTTGGCGGGACCTAGGTCCCGCCAATTTGGCGGGACCTGCCTCGTCGCCCTCCGCGATATTCTGATCGTCAGAAACTTCGCCATCACTTGTAGGCATAGAGGCGCGCTCTGCCGCGGTCGGTTCGTCGAGCTGGCAATCGAGCCGCAGTCGGATGATCACCCGCCGGCCGCCCGATCCATCATGGGCGTCGGCGCGCTCGATCGCGCCCGCGCCTTCGAGATTGGCGAGCAGCCGCGACACAGTGCGCTGCGATTGGCGCGTCACTTCCGCCAGCCGCGGAATCGATAGGTCGACCACTGTGCCGAGATCCGAGGCGTTGAGCCCCAGCTCGACCAGCAGCAGTTGTGCGCCCGGCCCGCTCGGCCGCTGTGCGCGCGCCCATTTCAGTCCGTCCGCGCTCATGGGGTGCGACCCGATTTTCCGACGAGAAGGTGGATCGGCCGCGCTCGTTCCTCACCCGGCGAAACGATTAGGGCGCCGTCGCTCGCCAGCCTCAGAATGCAGCCGTCGATCGCGTCGCGCGTCATGCATTTCGCTGCCCCGACATCGTCGAGCGCTGCGGCGCCGCGCGCCACCAAGCCAGTCGCGTCGGCGCAGCTCGCCAGCAGCGCGAGTGTTAGCCGACGCTTGACGCTCGAGGTCGGCCATTCGAACGCCCACGCGACAGCTTCGATGTTCATCTTGATCCCCTCGCCCAACGCCCATGCTCGGCGCAGTAAGGCTCGCCCGCCACACGCGTCGCGCAGCAGAAGCGAAAGCCCTCGGCCCTAGGGTGGCCGAGCGGCCAGCGGCACGAGCCGAACTTCAGCGCCATCACCGCTGTGATCGCTGGCGACGGCCGAGCTTCGCCCGCTGCGGCGCGCCGCCGGCAGGATCCCGGCGCCGCAACAAACGCGAACGGCAGGCCTTCGATCCTGCGGGCGAGAAAGCTCATTGCGCCGCCCTCGCTTCGTCCGGCAATTCGCGGCCGATCGCCAGTGCGACCGCGCGCGCCTCAACCATCAGACTGGCGTCGAGCGCCGCACGCGTTTCGAAGATGCGCAGCTGGTAGGCGACCGTCGCCGCGTCGCGCTTCAGCCGTTCGCCGAGCGCGATCTTGCTCAGTCCGGAGAGTCGCGCTGCGACCCAGCAGGCGAGAAAGCGCGGATGGGCGAGCGCCGAGCGCCCGACGTGGCCGATCATCTCCGCTTCGGTCAGTGAATACCGGCGCGCCACCTCGCGCACCACGTTGTCGGCGATGGCGCCAGCTTCGGTGTGGCGCGTGCTGGTCGTCTCGCGCAGCGCCGCGCGCCAGCCAGCCGCCTTGCCAGCCTGAAACCCCTGATCGTAGATCTGCGCCTCGCGAATCTGCGCCGCGCTCAACGTCACGCCCATACGATCCCCCTCGACAATCACTCCGGCGGCGTCGCCGCATCTGTCGCTTCGTTCCCCCACGCCGCCCAATTCTTGCGCGGCGGCCCGCGCCGATTCAGTTCGATTTTGGGAAGGTTCGGGAAGTAGTGTTCAATCATCTCGCAGAATAGATCAGGCTTAGCCGAGTGTTCGGCGCGCGGAGCAAGCTGCAGCGAGTCCAGCTGCGTCCCCATCGCCGGCGCTGGAATCGCGCCGCGCGTCCCGACCAGCAGCAGCTCGTGCTTGTTGCGGAACCAATACCCATTGCCGATGCGATCCTTGGCCCAGACCACATGCGATTTGTAAGTGAATCCCCACGCCGCCATCACCACGAGCGCGTGCGGCAACATCGGCGCGGTCGCCCACAGAAACAGGACGCAATCGTCGGCGGCGATCGACGCGACGTCGCGCGCCGCGATTACTTCGAGCGCGCTAGTCGGGTAGTGATTGTCGGCGGCGCGATCGAGACCAGTGTCGCGCGACCACGGATCGAAACGCCATTCCGGATCGGCGAGGATGACGCCGAATTTCGCCTCGGGGAGCGCACACTGCCGGGCGCCGAGATCCGCCTCACGTTCGTCGCGCGTGGCACGCTTGATGATCGTCTGGGCCGCCCGCCCTTCGCCCGCGCTGGCGCGCGCCGCGATCTCGCGCTGAATTTCCGGCGTCAGCGCGCTCGCCTTGGCCGCAGCGCTGACGGCGAGCGCACCTTGGTCGACGGCCGTTTTGAGTTCGGGCGCCGCGTCCGAACTGACCTTGGCGGCGTCGCAGACGCTGCGCTCGCTGACATGCAACGCTGCGGCCGCTTCACCGCGCGAAACACGCAAATTTGCGTCTTTTCCTGGCCGCCCCGGCCGCATCGTCTCCAGCCGCGCCGCCACCATGGCGCGCTGGCTTTCGTTCAAATGCCGCCGCGCCAGGTTGAGACTGAGGACGTAAGCGAGGGGGTCGTCGCCCAAATAGCTGCGAAAGCGCGCCGTTACGCCGGCGATCTCACAAGCGCGGAAGCGGTTGCGGCCGTCGAGGATTGCACCGTCGAGCAGCACAATCGTTTCGCGCAGCCCGTGCGCCTTGATGTCGTCGACGAGCGCCGCCAGGTCGTCACCTTCCATCATCGGAAAGAGATTGGCGAGCGGATGGATGTTCATGGCGCTGGGCGCCGAAACGGAACGACGCCGGCGCATGAGATGGTCGGCGCGGCGGCGGCCTCGGCCACCTCGCCGTCACGCGTCAGCGGCCAAGGCAACGCTGTAATCGCCGGATCGGCGACCCCGAGGCTCCATAGCCGCGGCTTGCCGAGATCGGGATGGGGATGGATCGCGCTAAGCACGCGGCCGAACACCGCGCGTTTGTCCATGTCGGCCCCAAGCTTCGGGCCGACGATCAGCGCGCGTTTGATGTTCTCGGCCAGCGCCCGCATCAGCGCCGGCGACGCTGTTTCGCAGGATTCGGCGAGGACGTGGAGCGCCGCTTTCGGCAGAACGAAGGGGGCAAAATAGCGCGCGAGAATGCGCTCGCGTTCGCCCTGCCCCGGCAGTTCGAGCGTGATGTGCATGTCGAAGCGCCGCCAGATCGCCTGATCGATCGATTCGGCGTAGTTGGTCGCAGCGACGAGATAGCCGCGATGCTGTTCGATCCGCTGCAGCATGGTGTCGACGATGGCGTTTTTCTCATCGTCGCTCCCCTGTTCGGAGCGCCGCCGTTGCCGCGACACAGCATCGAATTCGTCGAAAAACAGCAGCACCGGCTCGGTCTTCTCGCCGCCATCGGCGAGTTCCGCCGCCGTCGGTTCGGCCGCGAGCGTGAACAGTTCGCCGATCTGCTCCGAGGTCTGGCCGCACCATTTCGAGATCAGACGGTCAGGCCGCACCGCCAGCATGCGCAGGCCCAACCGCGCTGCAAGGTGATGGGCGAGCGTCGTCTTGCCGGTTCCCGGAGCGCCGGTGAACATCGCCCGCTTGCGTGGGCTGACGCCGGCGGCGATGAGTTCATCCTCCGCCCAGATCTCTGTCAGCCATTCGGTCAGCGCCTGGCGCACGCCGCGAGCCAAGATCGGCTCAGCCGCCTCGGATGGTTCGAACAGTTCGCCGAAGTCTTCGAGCTTCGACGCGCTCCTCGGCATGCGCATCATTCGTCATCCGGCCCCATGCCATCGCCGCCGCTCTCAAGCCGCCAGCCCTTGTCCCAGCGCGCGCGGCGGCCGTCGCCGAACGGGAACGGATTGGCGATGATCGCCTGATTGGCCTTGAACGCTTCGCGCCCCAAGGCTTCGGCGCCGTCGGCGTCAACCGCCGGTGGTTCGGGCCGCGCGGGCGGAGCGCCCTTGGCCGCGCTGGCGGGCGCCGCGGGCTTCGTCGGCTCGACCTCATGCGCCGTGACGTCGCCGCTTTCATCACGGATCAGCCGCACCGGCTTGCCGCCGGCCTCGACGACGATCGCGCCGTTGGCGGGAACGAACTTCTTCAGCGCCTCGATCACTTCGTCGCGCTGCGCGACGTCGACGCTCATCATCCCGACCTGGCGGAACAACGGCGTCTCGCTCGCCATGCCGAGCGCCGCCATGTAGGTGTCGGCGATCGCCTCCGCCTCGGCGAGATCCTGCGGTTTCTTGGCGCGGCGCGAGACGATGTATTTCAGCACCGCCGGCACAAAGCCGCCGGCCTTGGCCTCGGCCATGATTGCCGCTTCATCGTCGCTAAGCGCCTTCTTTTCGGCCCGGATGCGTTCGATGCGTTCGACGTAGCCTGCGAGAATCTTTCCGCTCGGCGTGTTCCTGCCCATCATCATCGGTTTCCTCCAATCGCGCGCGACGCGCCTGTCGCCCTTAGTAGATGAACCGCGGAGCGCCCCGCGGCGCGACGGGGACGCCCTTCGGATAGACGCGCACGAGGTCGTCGAGATGAGCGTCGCAGGCAACAACCTCGCGCTCACGTCGAGACTGAACCGCAGCCGAGACGACTTCCGGAGCGTCGTCGCCATCGCCATCTTCAAATTCCGCCCGCATTGCCGCTAATGCGGCGGCTTTCGGCAATGGAAACGCGTGCGCCAGATTCCCCATGTCTCTCCCCCTCACTTCAAGCGACGATCGGCCGCCAACCACAGCGGCATCGTCACTTGAACAATCGCGAATTTCGCCCCCTGCGATCCCGCGGCGACGCGGCCCGGCAAGCGGCGCCACGAGATGCTGCGCAACGGCAGCGAGATCGTGTCGTCATCGCCGATGCGCGAGACGATGAGCGACGCCCGCAACTCGGCGCGCAGCGCCAGCTCGACGACGATGTCGGCGCTCACGCTCCCCGCCCCGCACACCTGGCTTCCGTCAGCGCCTTG